CCTATCAAGTACGCGACCCTGCTCGCCATGTTCTAACTCAACGTGAAGCCATCAACCAAGATGGGTTTAATAAGCCCGGATGGACTCGTGTTATTCTCGCCATTGGCAAGATTGCTCCCGGTCTAACTGTTGGTGCCCTCGGTACACCTGGTGTATATCAAGAGGTACTCGTTACTGGGATTACCCGAAAGTACACTTTTAAAGTGGAAAACTGGTCTGAGGACCGTAGTGCATATTTAACTGCCTAGTTACTGGCTTAATGAAAGGAGTGCATTGATGCCCTCCATGTACGCTGCTTCCGCCGCATCCTCCGTCTCTTGTTCTTCTCTTGGATGCCTAAACATTTCTGGGAAGTATCTCACCTTAAATCGCCGCTTGATCGGCTCTGCGTCCTCCGTCGCTGGAAAACATTGATCGATGCTATAGTTCGATGTCACTATAATCTTTTGCGGCCGGATCTTCTTCAGGCTGCCACCCTTGATCTGACCGGTGAAAGGATACCTGTCCGCCCATATCTTCAGTGCTGATGCTGTACACTCGTTCTTCGGACTCCATTCCTCGATTGCAACAATTGCTTCCTGGTTGTAGCCGCACCACCACTTGTTCAGTTCCTTCTGGTAGTGTTCCGGATATAGCTCCCAAAGGAGCCGACTCTTCCCCGTTCCGGTAGAACCATACCACCACTCGTTCTCCAAGTTCGTCAGAATCCTGGGAGCTGGGACCGCCAGACTCTTCAGCTTCTCGTAGTATCGGAGATACATTCCAGGATAATCCTCCTTGATCATCTCCATGTCCCCATCCTCCGCCAATTTGATGATCCGGCGCCATCGTTCCTTGGTCGTCTCCCCAGATGAGCGCGGCTTCTCCCCCCACTCGGTGACGTCTCCGTCTTTCGTGCAGTACTCGACAGCTTGAGCGACAGTTCCCCGTCTTGCTTCTAAGTGCGCTCGCTTCAAGAAACGCTTCACGCCTTGAAGGGTTCGTGGGTTGGTGAAATGGCTGTAGCCTTGTAGATGTGGAGTTCCTTGCTCTCCAACCTCTTTGCCGTAGATGATGTACTCGGCAGCTTCCTTCAGACGCTCGATGTCCGCGTAGTCCTCGTCCGTCGGATTGTTGACTGTGAAACACCACCCTCTTGACCGTTCCATGGTCAATTCGGGAATGCTCAGGGGCCAGAATTTCCCCCTGAGCTTGTATTTTGTGCACCCCTAGCCCTATTCCATATTTGCCACGTGCCATTATCCAATCAGCGTCGTCGTAGACACGTGTCTCAAGTTGAACTTCAAGATTACGATAGAGTAATCACCGTCATTCATAAAGAGTGAATGTCTCTTGCGATACAACGCAATTTCGCGCAACGATATAACGCTACTGGTCTCGTTCGTGCTCTTAACAACCGTATCGGTATGGCTCGTAACCGGTTTCGCCGTCCAGGCTTTGGTGCTCTCTCTACGAATCGTATCTCTACTGCTGCTCGCCAGCGTGGTGGCCGTTCTTATACAATGAATAAGCGCCGCCGTAACAGAAAGACCGTAGGTGTTGGTGTCACTGAACAGCATGATGCTCGCGTCATCTATCGCCGAAAGACTATGCCTTCTCGCCGCCGGCGATCTTGGAAGAAGTTTCGTGGAAAGGTCCTCGCTGTCTCCGAGAAAGATCTCGGAACGCAACAGGTTGTTTTTAACAAAACCCTAACCACAACGAACACGAATAGTGGTCGCCATCTCATTGAAGATTACGCTCTGTACCCACTTCAATCTACGATTACCCACTTCAACGATATCAACAATATCAGTGGATTTGTCGCTGGCGCCGCTACCACTGTAGCTACTGGCCTTGCTGTGTCACCTTCAACAAAGTTGATCTTCAAGTCCGGTATTCTCGACCTCACCTTCCGTAACGCGTCAACGAACAATGGTTCGCTTGATTCCGCCGCTCGTATGGAGCTCGATGTCTATGAGATCCAAGTCCGTCACAGTGCTGAGGAAACTGGTGTCAGTTATGCTGATTTGATCGGTATTCTCGCAACGAACAGTACCCAGACCGACCCTATTGGAGGCGGGGCTACTACTGAGATCACGTACCAACTTCGTGGTACAACTCCCTTCGACCTCTCGTACTCTCTCTCTCGTTTTGGTATTCGTATCAACTCGAAGACTAAGTATCAGATTAGTAACGGTGATCAAGTTACCTATCAAGTACGCGACCCTGCTCGCCATGTTCTAACTCAACGTGAAGCCATCAACCAAGATGGGTTTAATAAGCCCGGATGGACTCGTGTTATTCTCGCCATTGGCAAGATTGCTCCCGG